AATGCGTCATTTACCGTGTTAAGCATTTCGGGATCACCGCCAACACTCTTAAAGTATTCTGACATAACCTCAACATTCTTAACAGCCGTGTTTTGGTCTGCAAAAGAAGGTTCAAGCTGTGTTAATACAGTCATTTGCTCTTGAGCATACGCCTGTTGTTGTTCTTGCACCTGTGCCTGATACTGCTGGGACACTTGCTGCGTTATCTCATTAAGCTCTTGCTGTTTTGCTTCATAAAGAACTTTCGTTTCTAATGCCTGTTCGTAAGCGTAAGGGTCTGTCTGTTTCAAAGCTAAAAGCTCTTGAGTCGTGTGAGTTGGTTTTTCGCCATACAACTGCGCTTGTTGTATTTCGAGCACCTGTGCAAGCTGTTCAAGCTGCGCATCACGTTGTGTCTCAAATGCTTTCTTCTCTTCAGACAACGCCTGAGTTTTACGGGTATAATCACCCTGCATCAACAATCCGCTTTTAACCTTTTCTACATCGTCAAGGCCGTTCTCTTGGAGAACTTCACGTACTGCAAGGATGTAATCATATTCGCCATCTTCAAGCTCGATGTCACCACTGGCCACATCACTATCGTCTAGCTCCTCTTCTTCATCCTGATCGGGTGTTGCTTCCAACTCTTCCTCACTGGAGTCATCTTCGATGTACTCATCTTGGGTGTCGTCTTCGGCTACAGATTCATTCTCAACTTGTCCCGCTTCTTTGGGATTGATCATGCCCAACACTGCTTCCATACCAGCAGCTTCTGTCATGGGGTCATTACTAGAGAAGTCCATTGGATTATTCTCAATACTCATCTTCATATCCTCAAGGGTCGGCTTTGCCGGTGTCCTTTAGTTAGTGATTATTTTAGGTTTGTCTTTCTGTAGTTCTAAATATTGCTGAAGGGTTGGTGTGTGCATCAACTCCTCAGTCATACCTTCTACCTCTTGTAGTGTGAGCTTAGTATAAACCACACCTCGTACCCAGTTTAAAAGTTTATCAGATACGATGTAATATTCTTCAGAGTTGTTTGCTGATTGTTTCTCTTGAGTTTGCATACCACTCCAGTCCCTCCCGTAGTGCTTTAACAACTTTAACCTCTCGCCAGAGAGATTCCCCTTGTTTCTCAGATGTTACATTCCTAAATGCTTCATAAAGGTTTTGTTCTATCTGATCAAAAATAAACTTAACAGATTCATCCTCTACCAATCGTGCTGCTGCGTTTGCCACCCTGAGCTTTGTTTCTTTATCAGGGGTTTCAAACTGCAAACTAATCGTTGCCGATTTTGACTGCTCTCTCACTGCGTGCCTCCAAGTTTAACTCTGCTATTTTAAATTCATTACTGTCTTCATGCTCACGTACTTCTTGTTCAAACTTAGCTTTCTCTAATTCAAACTCTGCCTTGTCTAGTTCAAACTTAGCCTGTTCTAATTGAACCTGTGCCATAATAGCTTGATCCTGTACTGAAGGAGGCTGTGGCTCTGGGATTCCCGTAAACTCTGGAGGAGGAGCTGTGAAGTAACGACCATGAGCACTTTTGTCGTACATCCTCACCATGTCCTCTTGTAGCTGTACCATCTGCTGCGGCATAACCGTAATACCTAAACCACCTGAAGATGCCATAGCTTGTTGGGCTTGTTGTGTTTGTTGCATATGGAATAGATGCTCTGTCTTAGATGCACCACCTAAACCAACCAACACTGTTACATCCTTACGTGCGTTCCAAGTACGAGGGTCTACTTCTACAAACTTATTGTCTAAACGGAAGATAGCTTTATCATCTGAATGAGCAATCTCAAGCTCGTACACACCCATAAATACTTTTCTTAAGAACTCACCAAACTCACGAGCCATTAAGCGAACACGAGCTTGACGTTTCGACAACACTTGACTAACAGCACCTGCTGCTGTGTTACCGTTAAGTACATCAGGACTGATAGACTGATCTGTAGAGCCTACATCCTGCTCCAGCATCTGATCGGCCATACCCATCATGTTATACGTGTGAGCACCGAACGATGGCTGGTTAGGGAATGAGATAGCGTTAGGGTGCTTAACTAAGTAAGGAGCACCAGGCTTACTGCTCATAACACTGTCTAAATCAACCTGTCCTTCTACAATAACAGGTCGGCCATTGTTTAAGTTGTATTGGTTGTCAAGCTGGTTGCGCCAAAGTGTGCTCTTAACCTTCTGGATAGGAGCTGCTGCATCAGCAGGACATAAACCTGTTAAACGATGAGGGATACGAATAGGCGACCAAACTTCAAAAGGAACTTCATCCACTTCCTCTGTTGCTAGTACAACATTACCTACACGACAAACCTTAATAAGTTCATCGTAGTCATCATCGTCTTTATCAAACCGAATGTATATCTCATGTAGGTCGTACATCTTTGAGATGTCATTCTCATCATCATAGTTATCACCATCGAAGTTTCTAGATATCTTCTCAGGAGCGTCTGATGCGTTATAATCTGTAGAGGTGGTTGCTTTATCTATCTTCTTAGTGTCAAAGCCCATAGCAATAAGATCACTACGAGACTTCAGAGATCGCTGTCTTGTGTACTTAGACTCTTTCACAGAAGTAGCTGCTCTGTCTATAGCAAATTCTTCTGGAGGAACAACTTCTATTTTTGTTTCACTTTTAGTACGAGTTCTTAACAGAGAACCGCTGTAAGTAACTTGCTCTGATATTTCGTCAAACAATTCCTCAAACTCGGTAATCTCTACCTCTGGATCTGCTTCTAACACTGTAAAAGCCATCTCAGAGATGTCATCAAAGTCGTGGGTTGTCTTCTCATCTGCATCACAACGCCAGCGTTTAATAACACCTTGTCGTTGAAGAAGCCCATCCATAAGACTATCAAGGATAATACTAAAGCCATCGTTCTGTCGATAGAACACGTAACGAACGTAGTCAGTTGCTTCTTGAGCAGCTTCTACATCTTCAGGGCCTTCTGGCTCAAAACGAACAGTCTCATCATCTGCTATGAACATCTCAGCTATATCAGCCTTTAGGTTCTCAACAGTCTGATAGACTTCTCTTGTAACTATCTTAGAATAACCATCTCGCTCATTACCGTAAGACTCACCTAAGTAATAATCAATAAGGTCTGCTCTCGATTGAGAAGCATCGCTGTCCATGTGGTCAGATACATTATCTTCATAAGACCTGATTGCTGTAAGCAGCTTTTCATTAGAAGCCATTTATGTAACCCATTTGTAGTTAGTTTGTTCCTTGGACTCCCAAGGCTTCTTACGTTTGTTTGCTTTCTCGACAGTAGCGTATCGCTGACTTTGATAAGCATATCTTGTTGCTGACATTAAATCGTCAGCCTTGTCTACAATCTTTCCGTTATCACCGAAATGGTATTGTTGGAACTCTTCCTGCCATTTGTAACAACTTCTAAAAACTTTAAACAATCCTTTCTGCATAGACCTTGTCATGGCAGTGATACCTGATGCTATCTTAATATCCCCGTTGGTCTGGGAGATGTCAGGTGGATTAGTAAAATGTTCCATTAAGAAGTTAGCACCCTCTGCTCTATACTGAGCCGCCATACTATCACCACCATCAAACGACCTGTTACCATCGTGAGGCCACGCTATAGGAGGCTGGTGGGTACGTTCACGTATCGCTATGCAATGCTCTACAGCGTTCTTACGGGACTCCCTATACTCATCTGTAATGTAGAAGCACCCGTTCTCTGGGTTGATAGCTGCCCATACAATAGCTGTAGGGTGATCAAATCCAAAATCTATACCGCAGATACGTTTCCAACTGGCAGGTATATCAAAGTCCTCTACCACTATCTTCTCAAGATCAAAAGGAAACACCATACCTCTACCAAACACAGGCTGGCCTTTCGTTCTCATCTCCCGTTCATTAGGGAGGTACTGTGCAAGGATTTGTTCTTTAGCGTCTTCGTCTAAGTGAGGTGCTTCATCCCAACCTGCCTGGACTAAGAACTGCCCCTTACGTCTGTCGTTCAAGAACTGGTGTATAACAGGTGTCATACCACTCTCAGGAGTGAACGTCATCATCACATAACCTTTTCTATCAAGTGTTCTTGTCAAACACTGTGTATAGATGTTCTGTGCTGGTTGCTCATCGAGCCACACCCAATCAAGGGAGCTACCCATGAACTTCTCTTCTCCCATCTCATAAGACTTAAACTGAAGAACCGATTCTCCAATGTGCTTACCAAATGCGTTGTGGAACTTAACAACAATACTCTCTACCGCATTTGGTATCTGAGGCTTACGGACTACATCAATAATACAATCTCTAGGGATTGCCCCTGTCCCTCGTAAGTTTATATTTACAGGGTCTCCTAGCAATTCCTTCTGGAGAATGTCCCTTGTCGTTGCTGTACTTGCACCAGCAGCCCATGCGTTGATAGGTCTTGTAAACTTCTTCCCTTTCCACCAATCAGGATAGATACCTGTTAGGTGACAAGCTGTTATACGAGCACCTGTGTAGGTTTTACCAACCCTGTTACCAGCCATAGCTAAGCACTGGTTGTTCTCTTTAGTAGCGTTAGATAATATCTCTTGCCAACCGTAAGGAACCCACTCACCGAGTTGATTGTACTTACGCCGCTCCTCTCTCTCCTGCATTAAAGCAACAAGTTGCTCCTTCTCAGCCTTGTTTAAGCTCTTTGACATTATCACTGCTCTCTATAAGTGAAGCTAATTGCTCGTCAAGTTCTGCATCCGTCATCTCAGAGACTTTGCTTGTTGAGATGATTTCTTGAGGTTTATCGTGACCTGTCCTGTGCATAACATCTTGAGCTGCTTTTAGCCGTATCTGAGGACTAACCTCAACATCTAACATTATATCTTCAATAATCTTAGCGGCTAAAGTTGCACATTGGTTCTCATCAATTAAATCATTACGAGTCTCTTTGATGATTTCCTTAAGGTCTTGGTATAGCCTATAGGCATTACCAGCATCAGGAGAGTAACCTGCCATCTCATAAGCATCTGCAATAGACATCTTACCGCCACCTTTACCCTCGTGATAACCACGAGCCATCAAGGAGACAAACTTCTCTTGCTGTTTAGTGAGCTTTCGTGTTTTAGCTTTTCTCTTAATCATAGATCATCTGCGTAGCTACGGCTGTTTCCCGTTTAATAACTCGGAAGGTGCTGCTACCAGCTCCCTGTGCCGTGACAGTTCCTGTTTGCTTGCCGCTATCAACAAGAGTGCCAACACCTCGGTAGGTAGAACCTCCGGTGTCTTTAATCTGGAGATAGAGAGATTCATTACCGCCTACGGCTGGTTCTGTAAAAAATGTTCGAGAGCTACCAGAGGACAGTGTGAAGTCAGCCCCTATAGTCTCTGCTGTCTGAGATAGAGCCTCAGGGTCTGATGTTCCGTAATTTGTAGACATGGTGTCCTCGCTGTTATGAAATAATGTTGTTTGAAATAATTTGGCTTGTGCCTGTGCCTAATCCCAAGCCTTGATCAGTGTAAAAGTTCTCGATAGTTATATGTAATTGCGCATAGCTTGCCGGATCTCTCCACTCAAGTATGGCTCCCGCAATGAATATCTCAAGATCCGTTACGCCTTGAACAGCATCTGATAAGCCGAAAAAAGTGGTCTTAACTCCGTTAATAGTATGAGATACACCAAGCCCAAAGTTTTCCGCAGGCATTCTTACGGATGTGGTTGTTTCGGTTAAAGTCGGAGTACTCCCTACCCAGACATCTCCATGCGGCCACTCCAGCCCATTATAATCTGCATCTTCGTCAGCAATAGCTATGAAAAAACCTGTGTCCCCAGCAGTGCTAAACGCTTGATAAACACCACCGCCAGCAAAGATACTACCTGTTAGAGCTACGCCAGCCAGTAACGGCTGTGCAGGCTGGAGAAGCGACCTCTGAGCTGTGCCATCAGAAGTGGTTAGGTGCGCAGTAAAGGCGCAATTAGATCCCATAGTGGAGTTATATTGCTGCGTCAGTGTTGCGTTTGATGTCTCATTTGTGAGCGTTTCATTAACAGTTATCACGCCGCTGGCGCTTGTTTTTACTGTGACAGTTACATTGTTACTTGTCGTGCCGGTGATCGCTATACGATCTCCAACCCTCCAAACATCGCCTATCCCTGTATGAGTGATAGTTTTGGCTGCGGCATCAAACACCGCGCCAGTGGCCGCCCAAGCAACACCATTATTCCTTTCTCGCTGCCCACCAAAGGATGCAATAGGGAGAGTTACGCCAGTACCCATATTTATCGTGTAAAAAACTCCCAACAACCAGCTTTTATCACCAGTGTCTTGTGAATAAATCTCCGGCTGACCGTAAGTTAAATAATTCATATTTGTTTGCCTTTTAACGCTAGACGCTTCATATTTGTATGGTTGGTAAAGACCATCCCCTATCAATTCTGGTATGTGTAATAGCTTTTGATTTTGAGCAAATAACGCTGCCTGAGATGCACTGTATCCCTGCAATAGTGCTTTTGTCCATACTCCATCAGACCTTACCTGACTAGCTAGGGGTTCAAAGTAGCTACCAAACGCTGCGCAGCCCCCATACTCGATAAACGTATTGCCTGACCTTA